CATCTCAACGTGGCAGAGTATCTACAAGCTACCCATTCAATACTTCGATCAGTTCGATGTTGTCTTTGGAGATGAGTGTCACCTATTCAAAGCAAAGTCACTCACGCAGTTGATGACGAAACTCAAGGATTGTCCTCACAGAATAGGAACAACGGGAACCCTAGACGGCACACTTACTCACAAATTAGTCATTGAAGGTCTATTTGGTTCGGTGTATAATGTGACCTCAACAAAAGATCTTATCGATAAAGATCTCTTGTCCAAATTGAAAATAGACTGCCTTCTTCTTTCACACGGAAGACCAGAACGAGAAGCTATGAAGAAGGCAAAGTATCAGGATGAAATGGACTTCCTTGTGTCGAATGAAAAGAGAAACAAGTTTATAGAAAATCTTGCCAATAAACTAGAAGGCAACACACTAGTATTGTTTCAGTACGTCGAGAAGCACGGCAAGAAACTCTACGAACAAATCAAGAAGTCTGCAAAGGACCGACAGGTATTCTTTGTTTATGGAGAGACTGACGTAGAAGTAAGAGAAAGCGTTCGTCAGATAGCAGAGGACGTGAATAATGCTATCATAGTAGCCTCATATGGAACGTTCTCTACTGGTGTTTCGATAAGAAGACTACATAATATTATATTCGCCTCCCCTTCAAAGTCTCGCGTGAGAGTTCTACAATCAATTGGTAGGCAGTTAAGAAAATCAGAACACAAAGAACATGCAAAGTTGTATGATATCGGAGATGACCTTTCTTGGAAGAGCTACAAGAACCATACCCTTCGACATTTCCTTGAAAGAATAAAGATATATAAGTCAGAGGGTTTTAGTTTTTCACCACATAATATTCAGTTATAGGAGGATTATGTCGTATAAAATTTTAAAGCTACGAAGCGGCGAATCTATTATCGCCACTATTCTTGATTCCAAAAACAATCAGGTAACTATTGAAAATCCCATGATCATGCAGGTCATGTCCGTGCCTGATCCTTTCCTCAAGTTTAAGCGTGAGATTCTCACCATGAGTAATTGGCTTGAGTATTCTAAAACTAAAAAGGTTACGATCCCAGAAGATTGGATCGCTCTATGTCTCACTCCAGACGCTCAGACAACAAAGCTGTATATCGCAGAAGTGAATCAGCCCGATATCACCAAGGAAGATATAGCAAAGGAACAAAGGATGCGAGAAGATATCATGAAGCAAGCAGAACAAAATCTCAGAGATTTAGAGGATGAAATTGAAAGTCATCTCTCTGATATGCCTGAGATATCTGATATGCCTGATATACCAAACTCTCCACCCTCCTCTGTGTTTATGTCCTTCTCTATGAACCATGATATGTTCAAAAAATTGATCGAGGATGGCTTACTCGATCAAGAGATGGATGATAATTTTGAAGAGGATGACGAGATCGAAGCACACGAACAACTAGAGAGAGATGATAAACACCGAACTGGGTCGGAGGATGACTTCGGTAATGATTGGGTTGATTGGTCTCCGGACCTTAGAGACTACTTATAGTTTCCCTTTTTCCCGTTGACACGGGTAGTTTACACTACCTACAGAGTTTGTCAAGAGAAAAATCACAAAAATACTTTACAAAATGAAAAATGATGTTATACTATTGATATGAAAAAGAAACGATCTAAAAAAGTAACAGAACACTACGTTGACAACGAAACTTTCTTTAAGGCTATGTGCGAATGGAAAGAACTTGTCATCGAAGCAGTTGAGTCGGACGAAGAGCGTCCCCCTATCAGTGAATACATCGGGGAATGTTTTCTAAAGATAGCCGAACACCTTTCTCGAAAACCTAACTTTATCAACTATCCATTCAGGGATGAGATGATATGTGATGGTATTGAAAACTGTTTGATGTATGCACACAACTTCAATCCAGAAAAATCTAAGAATCCCTTTTCTTATTTTACCCAAATGATATACTATGCCTTCCTTCGTCGAATCGAAAAAGAGAAGAAGCAGAATTACATTAAGTATAAGCTGGTAGAAAATAGTGATGATGGTAGTTTCCATTCTTGGTTTAAGAATAATTATTTCGATAAGGATACCAAGAATGTGTATGCAGACTATTTCGATGTCACAGAAAATGACATAGAAAAGTTTACTCCGAAGAAAAAGAAGAAAAAGAAAAAAGATGAAAATATGCCTTCTGAATGATACGCACTTCGGTGCTAGGGGTGATTCCCAGTTATTCTTTGACTACTTCATGAAGTTTTTCGATGAAGTGCTTTTTCCATACATGGAAGAGAATGACATAAAAACAATCATCCACGCAGGTGACTTCATGGATCGTAGAAAGTTCGTGAACTTCAGCATTCTTCATCAAGTCAGGGATAAATTTATATCTAGACTCAAGAAGGAAGGCATAGATCTTCACTGTATTCTAGGTAACCACGATGTTTACTTTCGTAATACCAACGAAGTGAATTCATTACAAGAGTTGTTCTCTAATGATTTTACTTTATATGAAGATCCATCTGTCGTTAACTTCGATGGGCTTGATATAGCCTTACTTCCTTGGGTGAACAAGACAAATTACGATTCATCTTTGAAGTTTATTCAGACTGCATCCGCGCCCATTCTGATTGGTCATCTTGAACTTGATGGTTATCAGGTTATGCGTGGTGTTGATTTTCAGGGTGGTATGTCGCCTAAGTTGTTCGAGAGGTTTGAGAAAGTTCTGTCTGGACATTTCCATTGTAGGCAAGAAAAGGATAATGTCTATTACATGGGAACTCAATATCAAATCACCTTTGCAGACTTGCACGAAGAGAAGGGTTTTCATGTACTTGACACTGAAACCCGTGAGGTTGAATTTGTACCGAACCCACACAAAATGTTTCACTGCTTGACATATAATGATACAGACGGTCCTGTTGATATTTCCTCTGTTGATGTAGAGGGCTTGGAGGGTTCTTATGTGAAGATATATGTCGAGTGCAAGAAACATCCATATAGCTTTGATCAGTATATGAACTGCTTGGATGAGAACGGTGTCGCAAAGATAACAGTGGTTGAAGACATTGAAGACTCTGAATGGACGAAGGAAGAGATGGTAGATCTGGCACAGGATACTGTCACTCTTATCAACAATGAAATTGATCAGATGGATGAAGTAGAAGACAAAGATAAAATGAAACAAGTGATACGAGATTTATATCTGGAGAGCATTTCACTGTGATTATTTTTAAGACTTTATCTTGGCGTAACTTCCTTTCGACAGGAAATTATAAGACCGTGCTTGATCTTCGTAGACACAACAATACGTTGGTGTCTGGTGATAACGGAGCAGGTAAATCCACCATGCTTGATGCCTTGACGTTTGCTCTATTCGGAAAGTCGTTCCGTGGCATTAACATTCCGCAGCTTCCGAATTCAATAAACAACAAGGACTGTGAAGTTGAAATAACTTTCAGCGTTGGTAAAAATGAATACAGAGTTTTTCGTAGTTTGAAACCAAAGAAGTTTGAAATCTACAAGAACAACGAACTACTCGACCAATCAGCTAAGGCAAAAGACTATCAGAAGATTCTAGAGGAACAGATTCTGAAGATGACCTACAAATCATTTTGTCAGGTTGTGATTCTTGGTTCATCAAACTATGTTCCTTTCATGCAATTGAGTGCCAGTGATAGAAGATCTGTTGTCGAGAATCTATTGGACATAGACATATTCTCGGTGATGAATGGTCTTGTCAAGGGTAAAGCTCAACTGACTAAAGATCAGATAAAAGAGATTGAGTACAAAATAATACTCACCAAAAACAAAGCAGAAGAGAAAGAAAAATTGATAAACTCATTGGAGAAAAAGTCCAGTGCGTCTATCGAGAAATATAAGAAGGAGATAGAAGTTTCTAAGAAGTCTATTTCTAAACTTGAAAGTTCTATTGGTTCCATTCAAAAAGAAGTAGACGATCTGTTTTTGTCTATCCCAGATAAAGATGAAACGTCCACTAACTTAATTCAGTCTGAGAGTGAAATAACTCAGTTGAATAAAAAGATAAAGAACATACAGAAGAGTGTTAAGTTCTATGAGGACAATGATAGTTGCCCAACTTGTAAACAAGATATTCAACAGCACCACAAAGAGTCCGTTCATGCAGAAAAGGAACAAGAACGTTCTGACATTGATAAAGAGATAGAACAACTTACTGAGCAGGTAAAAACAACAGAGGACAGATTGACTATTATCAACTCTGTTCTGTCGGACATACAAGAAAAAGAAAAACAGATATCAGGCAAGCAGAGTGAAATCAGTGCGCTGTTTCAGTACGTTTCTAAAATGGAACAAAGTGTAGCGAGTGTCTTGAGTGAAACAACTGAAGTGCAAGAGGTAAAGGGCGAGCTTACTAAGCTGGCTACTGTCGGTAAAGATTTTGTTGATGAACGAAAAGATTTGATTGATGATAGGCACTACTACAACATTGCTTCTCTTCTTTTGAAGGACTCTGGTATCAAGTCGAAGATAATCAAGCACTACCTTCCTATCATGAATCGTCTCATAAACAAGTACCTGTTGGACATGGATTTTTTCTGTCAGTTCAACCTCGATGAAAACTTCAACGAAACTATTAAGAGTAGACACCGAGACGAGTTTACATATCATAGTTTCAGTGAAGGTGAACGTTTACGAATTGATCTGTCCTTGCTGCTTGCTTGGCGAGAAGTAGCCAGACTTAAGAACAGCGTCAATTGTAATCTTCTTATCTTAGATGAGGTCTTTGACTCTAGTCTAGATGGTGTGGGTACAGAGGAGTTTCTTAAGTTGTTGACTCAGTTTGGTGATCGTGCCAATATATTTGTAATCAGTCATAAGTCCGATTCGATGACGGACAAGTTCCAGAATCATATCGTCTTCCAGAAGAAGAATAACTTCAGTAGGATAAAGTGATGAGCGTATTATTTAAAGAAACAGCAGAGGACTATCTTTCGTTGATCGGTGATTGGCAAGATACTTTGCCCGCTCCTGTAATTGAAGAGCATGAAAAAATTCAAGTCGTTCGTGATGATCTACTTGGTGGTGGATCGAAGATGCGATTTGCAGATTACCTTATCAAGTCAAACGAAGAGATAGAAGAGTGGGTGTATGGTAGTTCTCCCGCAACGGGATACGCACAGATTTCTCTTGCTGCTTTGTGTCGAAGGTATGGTAAAAAAGCAGTAGTGTTTATGGCGGATCGTGCATGGGACAAGTTGCATGATTATCAGATAAAGGCTTTATCAGAAGGCGCCGATATGAGATTTGTCCCAAATGGTATGCTGTCAGTGACAGAGAAAAGAGCAAGAGATTATGTTGAACAAGATCCGTCGGTGCGTAGACTACTTCCTATTGGGTTTGATCATGACACTGTTATCGCTTCTATTATTAGGGTTGCTCTATCAATCGATGTTCGACCAAACGAAGTATGGACAGTTGGGTCATCTGGAACTCTCACCCGAGGTCTACAACTCGCATGGCCAGATGCAAACTTCCATTGCGTTACTGTTGGACACAAAGGAGACTACGGAAGAGCAAAACTCTACAAATGTAAAATCCCCTTCAACAAACCCGCAAAAGTAATCCCTCCGTTTCCTTCAGCAATTACTTACGATGCTAAAGCATGGCAGTTTATCAAAGAACATGCCAGCGAGGGGGCTTTGTTTTGGAACGTTGGATCTTGACACTGGATTCTTTTTCTCTATAATGAATGTCATGAATACCTTCTATCAAAGAAATAATCACGTTATCAACAGTGATGTCAACGTCTTGTTCGAAGATCTTCTGAACATGAATCCAAGTCAGTTCAGGGAGTGGGTTGTTCGTATGCGTTCGGTGATTACAGAAGCATGGGATGAACACGGATGCCCTCCCCGAACGGGCAAAGACAAACAGGATGTTATAGATTCATTCAATCGTCTTGGTGAATATCCCGTGCATCAGTTCACCCATTCGGACGAACTTTCTGATGTCTCTGATGATGTTATAATTAACAAGTCTCGTGCGGGTGTTGAAGTAGACCAGTGGTTCTCTAACATGTTTAAGACGAGGATAAACTACAATGAAAGAGACGATGGTTACTCAATTTATGACTTGGTTGCAAACGATGACTATTTGGATCGTGTCGTTCGTGGCGCTATGCGTCATCTTCGACGGGATTCATTCTATTCTTATGCGTTGTCTGCGATCAAGAATAGTAAAAAGTATTCTATCGTGGATGTCAAGTCGGGCGAAGAATGGTTGAAGGTTTACTTCGAGAGTCCTGAAGTTTTCAAGGGACACGACTTCATGCTCGAAGAAGTGAAAATGCGAGAAGGACTTAACAGTGGTTACTTCCAACTTGAACAGTCAGACATTCTTCAGCTTACAAAAGAACAGGTAGAACAATGGAAAGATCTTCTGTCGTACCGACACCACTCCACCTTTGATATTGAGGATATGTCTGATGAAAAACTTTATGCAATCCGCATTTACAAAAAAGGAAGTCGGATATTTCCTTCTAGTTTTAAGTGCTTTCGAATTGGTTATATACAGCCTGCTGTTAACTTTCCTCCTATGACGGCTAAATACCTTTACGAGAGGTTTACAGATGATATCAAGTCACAAGAAACAGTTAAAATCTTTGACCCCAGTTCAGGCTGGGGTGGTAGAATTTTGGGCGCTATGTCTTGTCGGGATGATCGTAACATTCACTATATTGGTACTGATCCCAATCCTGATAATTTCTTCGATGATGGCACTTCTAAATATTCTTCTGTCGCTGATTTCTACAATACTGAAACGTATCGCGGAAATCCCTTCTTTAGTTCAACAAATAATTACGAGCTATACCAGTTAGGATCTGAGGAGATTCATAATGACAAAGATTTTCAAAAGCATCGGGGATCAATTGATCTGGTATTCACTTCACCTCCTTATTTCAACAGAGAGGCGTATAGTGAAGATGAGAATCAGTCTTACAAAAAGTATGGCTCGTCGTATGAATCATGGAGAGACGGATTTCTTCGTCCTACCCTGAAGAATTGTGTTGACTGGTTGAAGAGTGATAGATATCTTCTTTGGAATGTGGCAGATATCAAGGTGAAAGATAGTTACTTGCCTCTAGAGGAAGACTCTAGATCTATACTTGAAGAATATGGCATGGTGTTTAAATACACACTAAAAATGGCAATGGAGTCCATGCCAGGTCAGAACCGAGTAGACGAGAACGGGATACCCAAGTGTAAGAACTACTGTAAAGTGAATGGCAGATATATGAAGTATGAACCTGTCTTTGTTTTTTGGAAACCCTAGATGGTCGGTTGCTTTTTTGAAGATATCGTGTATACTATAGACATGAAGAAAACAGAAACAGAATTCAACAGCGGTGTAAATCCCAAGTCTAGCATCTCCTACGAAAAGTATTTGGCTATGGGACTTGAGATGATCCACCCCAAAGATCTAACATTCAGGGTGTATAAGTTGGCTCCCGCAGAGGAGTACCCATCGTTTATTCGTGGAAAGGATCTTCGGATCTCTTTCTTCAATAAGAACAAGCCTGTGATGAACTCTGACGGTAGACCCTACGAGTTCATTGTCGAGATTAATTTCTGGACTCAGAAAAACACAAACAAAGAAGACAGGGCATACATGAGAGGGTTTGCAGATTTTCATCTCAAGGCTTTCCATACTGCCGTGGAAAAGACAAAGAAGAAGACAAAGAAGAAGATCGTGAAAAGAAAGAAGAAAACTACGAAGAAAGTTGGATCAACCCAACGCAATTTTGATAAGATGAAGTCTAAATGAAAGGATTGATTTTGTTGGTGTCTTGTTATGAGTAAAAAACCAAAAAACAGATACGTTAATGAATATGACGATGATGACTACGGAGACTTTCGTAGATCTAATAGGAAGTCGCGCCGAAAGCAGGAAAAGGAAGTCCTTCGTGACTTCACCAATAATTCATTGATGGACAATGAAATCGATTATGATGAGTATATGGATTACCTTGAACATGGAGATAATTAAATGACAGTCGCACAGCGAGTAACACTATCGGATACCACCCTTGGAATTCTCAAGAATTTCTCTGGTATCAATTCAAACATCTTGATCAGACCTGGGAATGTTCTCAAGACTGTTTCCCCTATGAAGAACATCATGGGTTCTGCTACGATTGAAGAAACCTTTGATCGTGAAATTGCTATCTGGGATCTTAATCAGTTCCTTGGTACTGTGTCTCTGTTCGACAAGCCTGATTTCGAATTCGAAGACAAGTTCGTTACCATCTATGGTGAAAAGGGTGCTAGTGTTCAGTACTTCTACTCTGCACCAAATCTTATCACTACGGTGAACAAGGACATTGAGATGCCTGATACCGCAGTGAGTTTTGAATTGAAGCAGAAGCAACTGAATGAAATTCAGAAAGCATCTTCTGTTCTTGGTGTTCCTGATCTTTGTGTTCGTTCAAACGGAGACAAGATTGAGATGGTTGCTCTTGACAAGAAGGTCAGTAGCTCAAACTCATACTCAATCGATCTGGGTGAAAACCACTCTTCTGGTGGGGCTGATTTTAAGTTCTACTTCAAGGTGGAGAATCTCAAGATGATTTCTGGTGACTATACCGTTAACATCTCGGAGAAGGTGGTAAGTGAGTTTGTGAACACATCCGTTGATGTGACTTACTACATCGCACTCGAATCCGATTCCGTTTACACTAAATGAGGTGACTGATGCAAGAGTATTTGTGGGTTGAAAAGTACAGACCACAGAAGATTGATGACTGTATTCTTCCCACCACAATCAAGGAAACCTTCAAGCAGATGGTGGATTCTGGTGAAAGTCAGAATCTGCTTCTGTGTGGAGGGCCTGGTTGTGGTAAGACAACAGTAGCAAAGGCACTTTGTAATGAACTAGACACGGAATACATTCTCATCAACTGTTCTGAAGATGGGAACATTGACACCCTTCGAACTACGATTCGAGACTTTGCAAGCACTGTATCTATCAGTGGTAGTAAGAAGGTTGTCATTCTAGATGAGTTCGACTACAGCAATGCACAGTCAACTCAGCCTGCGCTTCGTGGTTTCATCGAAGAGTTCAGTAAGAACTGTCGGTTTGTTCTGACTTGTAATTACAAGAACAGAATTATTGAGCCGATTCATTCTCGGTGTACTGTGGTTGAGTTCAAGATTCCCAAGAGTGACAAGCCAAAAATGGCGATGGGTGTACTCGAAAGAATTAAGAACATCCTCGATCTAGAGTCTGTTGAGTATGATGAGAAGGTTTTGATTCAGTTGGTGATGAAGCATTTCCCTGACATCCGCAGAGTTCTTAATGAGCTTCAAAGATATTCCATCAGTGGAAAAATTGATGTTGGAATTCTTACACAACTAGGCGAGATCAATCTGAAGGAACTTGTTTCCTCTATGAAAATCAAGGAGTTCACTAAGGTTCGTTCATGGGTGGTTGATCACATGGACAATGATCCAACACATATCTTTAGAACCATTTATGATGGTTTGTATGACAGTCTCAAAACACATTCTGTTCCAGAGGCTATCTTGGTTTTGGCTGATTATCAATACAAGTCTGCTTTTGTTGCAGATCAAGAAATTAACATGGTCTCTTGTTTGACCGAAATTATGATGAGGTGTGAATTTAAATGAGTACATTCTATCCAAGCAGAGGTAAAGTAGCCATCGAAAGAATCTCAAAGGGTGGTGAACAAGTCAATGAACACGGTATCATTTATACCGAAAAGGATAATGACTTTTACATTAGTGGAACCGTGCTATCCATTGGTGTTCCCGAGGTAGCGAATAATGGTATTCCTCATGAGCCTACATGCTCTATTGGTGATGTTGTTTATTATGACAGAAGAGAGGTCCATACCATCGTTGGCCTTGATGTGGTTCCTGTTGATGCTATAATGGGAGTCGTTGATGAATCTAAGTGAGATCCTATCTTCCATCAATCACAACAAGGAAAACATCCTGCGTGATCGTGATGAACGTGAGGAGAAGCAGTATGCTCCTTACGTTATCAATAGGTGTCTTTCCTACTTCCCAGATACAATCTTTCTTGTCAACTCGATGAACTGTATCCCTAACGTTGACAAGCGTATGCATTACGAGTTCCTTCTTACTTCGGTTCGGAAACGTAAACGCTTCAGTAAGTGGCTAAAGAAGGAACAGGACATACGGCTTGATTGGATCAAGGAGTATTACAATGTTTCGGAGAAGAAGGCTAGGGAATATATTTCTTTTCTGACGGATGAACAGATAGAAGACATCAAGTCTAGGACAACATACGGGGATAAAAACCAGTAAATCATACATACAAGGATAGTATGGAGGTTTACAATGGAACATATAGAACTATCGATAGATGATTTACTTGAAGTGACACTAAAGCAAGACGACGATTTCTTAAAGGTAAAAGAAACCTTGACTCGAATCGGAGTATCTTCTCGAAGAGAGAACAAGCTCTATCAGTCTTGCCATATTCTCCATAAAAGAGGTAAATATTACATCGTCCATTTCAAGGAACTTTTTGCCCTTGATGGACTCCCCACTGACATCAGCGAAACTGATTTGGGTAGAAGAAATGCAATAGCAAATCTTTTAGATGAATGGGAACTCCTCGAAGTTGTGGATATAGAAAAGACCGAAAATCCCAGAGTTTCACTTGCACAAATTAAAATTTTATCATATAATGAGAAAAAGGATTGGGAACTTATACCTAAGTACCATATTGGAAGGAGACGATGAATGGCTGATATTGTGATTAAGATGGCGTCCCGTGAAAGACCAGACAAGTTCAAGAAAACTCTACAAAAGCACATAGACTACCTATCAGGAAAACATAACGTTCGATTCATTATTACAATGGATGAGGACGATGATAGCATGAACACCGATGACATGAGAGAGTGGTTAGAATCTCGTGGTGTTCCCGTTAAGTATAATTACGGTCAGTCAAAAACTAAGATCGAAGCCTGCAATGCAGATCTGGAAAATGAAACTGGTGATATCTTAGTTCTCACCAGTGATGATATGATTCCATGTCTGGAAGGCTATGATGATGTAATCTCTCAGGGGTTTGATCAGTGTTACCCTGATTACGTTGGTGCGATCAAATTCAATGACGGACTCAGACCAAAAGAAGATCTTCTCATGACTCTTCCTGTCATGGGGTTCCCTTTGTATGAAGCTATCGGTTATCTCTATCACCCAGACTATACGTCTATATACTGTGATAACGAGATGACATCTGTTTGTGCAAAGATGAACAAGTTGGCTATTTCTCCCACCTGTATCATTAGACATGAATGGATACATGGTCATGATCCAAACGCTGATGCACTTCACCAGAGGAATGAAAGTTCCGAGATGTATCAGAAAGACGGCGCTGTATATAATGAAAGAATGAAAATCGATTTCGAAGTCGATAAAGTGAAAGAACGTCTAAATGCAAGAGGATACGCACTTACTTAATATTATAAGTTTTTATCTTACGTCAAACGAACCTCAATACGTTCACGGTTTGTTTCGTAATATAGAATTAGCTGAAGAGATATATCCAGAGTGGGTGTGTCGTGTTTTTGTTTCATCTAAGACTGTAGACGAAACTATAATCCAAGAACTGAAGGACCGCGACAACGTTCAAGTTGTCGTTCGTGATGGTGATTCTACTTACGGTTCTCTGTGGAGATTTGAGGTTGCTGATGATCCCAATGTTGAGAGGTTTATTGTAAGAAGCGTGGAATGTAGACTTTCCATTCGTGAAAAAGAAGCAGTGGATGAATGGGTTGAGTCAGGAAAAGAATTCCATATGATCAGAGATCATCCGTGGCAGATCACACCAATATCCACAGAACTATTTGGTATGGTTGTGGGATCCTACAGTGGCGTGACCAACAAAACAAAATCGTTTGTAATGTCTGGCCATCATAAAAAACCACAAGGTATTTGTGACGCTTTTCTCTGGGGGTATGTTTGGCCAATCGCACAGAACAGTTGTCATGTAAATGATCCTTTTAGTGCGGACAGTTACGACTTCCCAACTCCCGAACGTGATGTTGATGAGTTGGTGTTGTATGTCGGTGAGAAGTTTGACGAGAATGATAACCACTCTCCATATCAGAGAAGGTTATTAGAACAACCAATTAAGGTATAATGAAATGAAAACATATTGCACTTTGTCTGATATCAATTATTTAAACCAAGGTAAGGCTTTGTTTAGATCTCTTGCTAAGGTTTCATCTGAAGATTTTGTTTTATATTATCTTTGCTTGGATCAAGATACCTATGACTATCTTATAGGGTATGACGCAAGGATTGTTCCAGTATTTTTATCTGAGGTAGAGAAGACTAGTGAGAAAGCACAACAGTACAAAGACACTAGTCG